GTAACTTTATGTCCTGATAGTTTTATCAGAAACAAAAGAATCTCCTCAAGCAAATGCCCATAGAGAAACTTAATAAATACATGAGGTGGGATAGACTCTGATTGTGTATCCTCTGCTCTCATATCAAACCATAATTGACGTGGCTTCCTACCTATGTTAGACATACGTAGCGTAGCATTACCACGTGGTTTAGGATGTGACCAGTCGTAGAGAATCTGTTTCATAGACTCTCCAAACTGTTCAATAGTGTCTTCGTCTAGATCAATGTGCTTACCTTCTGATAGGACACTAATCTTATTATATATGTCAGATACTAATGTGTCAAGAGTTTTCTTTTTATTTGTCATGTTTTATGCTTTACAAATCTTAATTTTCTAGTATCAGGATTAAAACTTAGAATCTGTACACCTAAAGCTACTTGTTTTTTTGTTCTAGCTTTCTTAGGTTTCTTTCTTTGAATCGCTTCATCCCATGTATCACACTTAACATCAATTAAAAGTGTGTTACCTTTTTTGTCCATAGCTATCATATCTACCGGACCATTACCACCTGAGTTTTGGAATACTTCATAACCATTATCCCATAACCAAGTGACAGCATAGTATTCTGCTAAATCACCTTTTCTTGTTGAACTAAAATCAGTGTGTTTCACTCCAATCCCTCCCTATCTTAAACTCTCCATCTAGTGGACATCTAAGATTAAAATGATTACCGGCATCAATAATACTTTGTACTGCAAGAGTACCAACCTTATTGGCTCTGCATTCTGATACCTCTATCTGCCATTCATCATGGATGTTGGCAACAAATTTAAAAGGTGTCATACTTAACTCTAAACGATTGGTAAGCATAGACAATCCTTTCTTCATAACAATTGAACCGGCACCTTGTAGTAGTGTGTTCAATGCTGCATGATTGTTTCTTATGTATAGCTTTCTACCGTCTAATCCTTTGAGATATTTTTTGTTTGCTGCTCTTTGAACTCTATCTCTAAGAGATTTAAATGAAGGCTTATTACTGAAGAAATGTTCTCTAGCTCTTTTTCCATCTGACGTATTTCCTCCAACCACTTTGCCAAGCTTTTCATCTCCTGCTCCGTACATAAGTGCATAGATGAATGTTTTTGCCTGATTTCTTGATTTAAGTTTTGCAGCTCTTTGATTAGCTGTGTGTATGTCTCCATCGAGTATCTCCTTTATAAAGTCTTTATCATCCATATAGTGTGCTAACATTCTGATCTCAAGACCACTAGCATCAACACCAAGAAGGACATTACCTTCATCAACAGTCCAACAAGCTCTGCATTCTTGTCCGTATGGACTACTGACTGAAGGTACTTGAGCCATGTTAGGCTTTCTATGTGTCATTCTGCCGGTAATTGTACCGTTAGGAATAACAAAACCATGCACACGACCATCCTCTTGTACCGCTTCTACCCAAGAATCAACTTGAGCAATGCGTTTTTGTAGTAATAAAAAGTCAGCAATAAGTTTTGCTTCATGGATATGAGTTATCTCTGATAATGTTTTTTCATCTACAATCGGCTGACCTGTAGGTGTAAACCTCTCAGGCTTCCAGCCAAAGTCAATTAGATATTCACCAATCTGTTTACGACTACCAAGATTAAACTCTTGTAATGTTTGTCGCATGAATGGTGAGTAGTCTTCAGTATCTAAACATCTTTGATACTCATCATCAGTAAGACCACGCTTAGATAGATTACCATCTTTCTTGATGTAAGGTGTAACCTGTTTAGTGTCCACCCACTTAGGTTTGAATGTGGTATGCACTTCATCTTCAATCTTTTGCATTCTCTCTCTGAGTTCTGCAAGAAGTATCTGTGCTGAATGCATGTCAAACTTAAACCCATTGCTCTCTTGTCCCTTGATAATCTTTGCAACATCTTGCTCAAGATCAATAGATTCTTTTGAGAATCCTTTTGACTCCTTACGAAGTTCACTAAGTACAAGAGTATTTAATTGTACATCACGAACACAATAGTCTAACATTTGTGTTGAATAGTTTTGATAATCACTAAACTCAATCTTAGGATAACCTAACTTGTATCCCCAAGACTCAAGTGCATGACCACCATCACGTGTTGGATTAAATAATCTAGATAGCACAAGAGTATCAATAACTTCTTTATCAGATAGATCAACATCGCTGAACTTATGCACCATAGGAATGTCAAACCCTATGATGTTATGTCCAATCAGTCTATCTGCTGTAGTTAGAAACTGATAGCCTTCTTCTAGTTTGTTTGGTGGAAACTTAAATATCTCTCCGGACTCAGGATTTTGTGCAACTATGCAATGTACCTTTGTCGCTTTGACATCATCGGTTTCTATATCAAATACTAAATCCATTAAAACTTCTCTTCTAAACTATCATTACTTTCAAAGTCTGAGTTATCAACCTCATGTAGTCTACCTGTTTCGCCATCATACATGACACTACAAGCAAGACCTACATCGCCTGTATACCTAGACTTCAGTACTCTCATCTTAGTTGTTCTAGCTTCATCAGGATCATCGGATTGTTGATTACGTTCCAATGCAATGACACAATCAGATAACTGAGCAATACTATTTGAACCACGAAGATGCGAAAGACTTACCTCGACTCCGTTCTCGTGTCCTTTGTTACCATCTATACGTCTTAGATGAGACACAAGAATAAGACCTGCACCGGTCTCTTCAACAATGCTTCTCAGCCTTGTCATAATAGAATCAATAGCACGTCTCTCGTCACCTTCGTACATCGCACTTACTAGCATGTGTAAGTGATCGACTACTACCCATTTACAATCGCAACCGATTATCATAAATCTTAGCTTAGTAAATATATCATCAATGTCATTGGTGCCAAAGTGAGCATGAACCCAAACTCTGTTCTTGTTATCTCCATCATAAAGAACATCAAAGAATTTATCCAACTCTTCTTTTGAGTATCGTTCTCTGACCTGATCAATGTATAATCTTGCATTAGCTTCGATTGAAAGTACACCATCAATGGTTCTCCTCCAATCTTCCTCTAGTGCAATGATACCTACATTGTCTTTGGTCTGTTTGATAAGCCAATGCTCTAGCTCTCTAGTCACACTAGACTTACCGAGTCCTGTACCTCCTGTTAAAGTTACAAGCTCACCTTGACGTAAACCATAAAGCTTTTTGTTCAATCCTTCATAAGGATAGGGAACACTTTCTTTCTTCTCTCTGTTGTGAAACTTGTCACGTTGCTCAGAGATATTGATAACACCGGATGGTGTATAAACTTTTGCAGACCACCATGATTCAACAAAGTCCTTATGTTTGTTGGACCGAAGCATATCATTAGGGTCTTTCCAACCATTGGGAAGTGTGAGTATCCTAGCTTTTCCCGGCTTGAAAAGTCTAGCTACTTTGACAGAAGCATCTTTACCTGCCTTGTCATTATCAAAAGCAATGATAACATTTTCAAAGTCATCAAAGAACTCAAGACTCTCCTTGATATCTCTGACTGCACCTTGAGCACCACGCTTGATTGATACGACAGCCCACTTGCTCCCTAGCAATTCATAGGCTGCCATTGCATCACACTCCCCTTCAGTTATAGTGACATACTTACCACTCTTAAATAACTGTTGACCAAACAATCCTGTTTCATTATAAGTACCTTGTACAAAAAAGTCTTTAGTGACTGTGTTTCTGCATTTGGTAGCTGATAATTCGTGACCGTTGTAATAGGGGTACAAGTGTTTGATTACTTGACCTTTTAAATCCTGTACAGCTTTGACACCATACTTCTGAGCAGTAGCTTTAGAGATACCTCTATCAGTTAATGCTATAAAATTACCTTCGTTCACACTATCAGGTTGTTTAGTTTCAATAGGTTTTGTTTCAACTGCCATATCTTTTCCTTCACATGTTTGTCCATAGTTAGGCATAAATGCTCCACAACTGAAGCACTTAGCCGAACCATCTTGATTAACACCAACAGCATCACTGCTGTCACAAAGAGGGCAAGGTTGGTGTACCTTATCCCAAGTTTGATCATCCATGTTAGCCCTCATTAATATTAACTGTCTTCAGTAACTTCAGCTTCTTCCGTTTCTGATTCTACAACTGCTTCATCACAACCTACAAGCAACTGTTCTAAGTTAGCTCGATGTGTTCTTGAAGCAAAGTCCAAAGCCTCAATCGTGACTTGCAAGTTTCCAACCTTCTGCACAATAACTGTAGCTTCTTGTTTCTTTTGCTCGTCACTAATTAAGTTGATGTCGAAGTTAGTTGTAACTCCTTCATCATTCTTGATAGTAATAATCATAATTAAAACTCCTCATTATCTGAGTCAGCTTCAGCGTATTCTACCAAGTTGTCTACCTTGACAGCGATTAGTTCTGCAAAGCGACCATAATTATTTTTATATGGTTTAATCTTTACAGTTACTTCTGAACCATTACCAACACTAACATCCAATGCATTGCCATCAGTATCAAACAACTTAGGTGCTGTTCTAGCTGAACCATCGTTGTTGGTTGCTCTACTACTAAAAGTAAAAGCAGGTTCTTCATACTTTAACTCACCTGTTCTTGCTCTAACCTGAGTCAGCCCTAAGTCTTCTAACTTAGTAGCAGTTTCAGAGTCAGTAAGGACAGTTAAGCCATACTTATGAGGTTCAAACCTCGTATTAGGCGATGTGATGTTAGCCCACATAGCCTTTCCTTTTACATACTCATACATATTATTTACCTCCATCGGTTGTATTAAGTTTGCACATTATAACACAATCAAGACTTATTTGCAAGTCTTTTTTGTCTTCTTTTTAAATTAAGTTGATCTCTTGTAAATTGAATTGCATCTTGTAGATTATCCCACAACTCATTCTTAGCCATCTGCATTTCTTCTCGTTTGAGTTTGGTAATAATTTTAAGATTAGATTTTTTAGGAATCCAAGTATTCCAATATTGTTTTTCTTGGCAATCGTCTGCCCAATCCCATTGGATATCTTGATTTAATATATCTGATTTGAAATAATTCATTTGCCCTCCGATGTGTAGTCCGGTTTTGGTGGCACAAGACCGGCAACTTGCCCAACAGATGTTGGATACTATGAGTTAAAGGAAGTATTTGTGAGGGCTATCCCACAGTATACCTAGTCTACTCTTATAGCATTGAGAATCTCTTCCCAATGAATAACAGAGTTCTCGTCAAGAGTTACCTTGAAAGTTTCATCAAGTTTCTCGACCATATGCCCCACATTATTTCCATGTTCGTACATATAATCTGCAAACCTACGATACTCATCACGAGTTAATTCTGCTGTCCAATATTCTTCTCTCATTGCTAAGTAATTCATAAGTTTGTATTATACCATAAAAAGTTTATAAAGTAAAGTATTATTTTAAATAATTTTGTAATGCATTTAGCATGTCAGAATAGTGTGCAATCTTTTCAAGTTCTTTTTCAAGTGATTCAACTACATCTGAATGCTCACCGATACCAACAGAGTTGGACATCATTACCTCTGCATTTGCTACATGCTTTTCTACTTGTCCTCGCAAGTATTCTTTTGTGGCTTGATAGATTTTATCTCTTAGTATTTTCATATTTCGTTTCCTGTCATTTCATTGTCTATTCTAAAACAATATCTTTTAAATATATTTATTGGTATTAAACATGCTATCTTAGTTTCGGAATCACCAAAACCTAACAACTCTCTAGAGTTTATATTGTTTACCATAATACATTCTTTTATTTTTATTGGTGTTGTCCACAAAAATTCTTCACCCGTATAAATAATCCAATAGTCAGCTTTAGTTGATAGTAGTGCTGATGGTTTACCAAACATCATTAATTCTATAATGATATTACCTGTTTCACAGCTTTTAAAATCACCTTTTATTTCTACTGTTTTATTTGTTTCAGGGATAAATAAATCATAATCTTTGAAACTACCATCAATTAAAACTGCACAAGGATATTTATTTTGTATTAAGGATAATATATTTTCTTCTATCTTTCTACCTCTTGCCAAGTCTTTTTTAAAGGCTTCTTTCATGCAACCTCCTCGTGTTGTGTATGCCACCAACTAGGCTTATTACGACCTCGTTCCCATTTGGCATAGTGTTTTTCGTTAATGCAGTAGTTACGATAAGCAACAATAGGGTCCTCATCTTTATACTCCTCCGGCATTGCCTGTGCTAAAGGTGTTAGTTTACCTTTAGTAATGTTATCAGGTATCTTAAACAATGGCTTCCAAAGTTTTTCAAGACTTGAATGTCGCTTACCATACCTGTATGTGTACTCTGCACCAAGAGCTATGAAGTGTGAATACAACCACCAATAGTTGGCACTAGATTCTCTAGCCCAAATAGTACATGGGTGATTCCAATAAGCTCTTTTGTACAGTCCTTGTTCATCAGCATACTCATCACCATCGAGTTCTCTGTGTGCTGTACATAACATTTGTGCTGTTTCCAATGGCATCTTCACTAGCATCTTATCAGGTTGTGCTTGTGCAGATAGCGTTGGACTTTTATAAAAATAAAATATGTTCATACTTCCTCCGTAGTAGTTCCGTCTGTTTCACGATAGTCTTCATCTATACCAAACTCTAAATAAACATTTTCATCTAAATGATCTGACCAAACATCTTGCACTTCATACCATACATCTTCCCCATCTTTATTCTGAGTTAAAAGCTCAACAGAAGCTTTAGGATTTAAGTCTTTTAAGTAATCTAATAATTGTTTAACTCTCATTTACCTTGCCCTCGATATTTTTTTAGATTGGCTTTTTTATTTTTGTTCATGGTAGATGTGCCAATGTTCCTTCTACCTTGACTTGTTTTCTTACCTCTGCCTGTTGTAGCCGGTGTATGTGTTGTCTTGTTCCATATCTTAGCCATCAGTTATGTCCTC